GTCATCCCCGCATTTTAAAAGGCTTTATTGGCTAACAGTACCTTGGCTTATGGGGGCCTGCCTAGCAACCAGTTTGCACATGGCAATAAACTCTTGGCAGTCCATTGCTCCCTTGGCTTTATTGACTTCGCTATCGAGCCACTGTAGGTTTGATGCGTCGTTGGTTCCTCCTCTGGAGAGTGGAATCTTGTGATCCAAGACCGCAACATTTGGCGTCAATCGCTTCCCAGACAACGCACATTTGTAGCCTTGTATTTCAAGAATTGCCTTGAGGGTCGTCGCGCTTACCTTGTCCTGGGTATCTGAAACCACGCCCTTAAAACCAAAATGCCGCTTTGCATCATTCAGGTTTGCAAACCCGCGCCTTTTGCTTTGCTCCGACAAATGGGAAACAACTGCATCACGGGAAACGCCATGCTGCTTTGCAACAACCAAAGAACTACCATTGTTAGCAATCCAAGCCTCCCAATAAATCACCCCTTTAGGCTGAATCGCTTGTGTGCATTCTTGGCTGCTTGCTGTATTCGGTTGTTCCATTTTGATTCCTCTCCGTGTATCGGTTTGCTTTTTAATCTAGCCGATCGCTCCTTGGCGATCTTGCTTTCCCATGTCCATATTTTCTTGCTCTTGAGCTTGAAAACAGGCTCAAAGCGTTTCCTGATTAGGCTTGCTGCCGATGCAAGTCTTTTGTCCCATTGGCTGGGTTGTTGTTTGGCCGTCTCGATAGCTTGGTTTTTGCACAAAGACCACCACTTAAAACCTTCCGACCCCGCTTTTCTTTCCTCGGAAATGCGTTTGGCTCGCTTTGCTTTGGCAAGTAGCGACTTTCGTTTTTGCGACGCTTGTTTTTTACCTGTATCGTATCCAACTTGATTCTGAAATGCCGTTTGGCAGTCTTTGTTGCAAAACTGGAAGCGTGCTGCCGAAACGCTTCTCTTCCTTACTGTCCTGCCGCAATGGCAACACGAATAAGTCAATCGGTTTTTTGCGTAAAGCCGCTTGCAATCATCGCTGCAAAACACCTTGTCGCGATCCGAAAAGGTAAATCCGCATCCCTTGCATTGCTTTTCATGCTTGCGAATAACTGCGATTCGGTTTTGCATCAAGTCCGATTCCCTGCAACCCCTGCATCTTTTGCCGTGCTTATGAAATTCCGCTGCCGATACGACCGTTCCGCAACCTCCGCAAATCCGCTTTCTAGACCTGTTGCAAGTCCTGCAACCGCATGGCCTTTTTAGCCTCAAGTGCGAATGGGCTTGCGATAGCGTTACCTGTTTGCCGCATCGAGTGCACTCAAAAGAAATCGGACTGCTTGACGCAATAAAAACAGTCCTGGAGTAGTCGTACAGAGAGCCATGCTTGGCCCTTGCAAGCTCAATGAATCTAGCCGTTGTCATTGGCTGGTAGATCACGTCTGCTTTTCCTGCCACTCAACGTTCTTGCCGCTCTTGACCCTGGTAATCTCAACGCCTGTAGCACTAACGATCTCGACCGACCATTCGTACCAACCCGGTCGGAGCGTGCCCGTAACGGTCTTGGAAACGTCAAAATCTAAATGAACATTCCCGCCTGTTGCATCGGTCACGGTCCCGGTAGCGATGAATTCATTTACCCCCTCATCGTCTTCGTACCGCATCCCGAATCTAGCCGTCGATGTCGCGATAACGTAGCCGGTGGGTAGCTCCACGGTCCATCTAAACCGTCTTCCATTGGCCGCTAGGTAATCATCGCCGATTATTAGCGGGCTCGCCAGTTGGCCCGTTGCCGTCACTGGGGTTGATACGTTGACGGTCCCGCCCGCTTGGATTAAATCCGCTTGGCTCTTGACGCTGTTAAGAATGTTCCCCGCCTGCGTCCCGCTGTAGCCTGTAGCAAGATCGGTCGACCAAGGATTACCCGCTGCCCCTGAGTCGATAAGAGCCTTGCCCGTTGTGCCTGCCGTTGTGTGTCCGCTGGTCGCCTCATCCCAAACGCCATCGGCAATTTCGCCAACCGCATCCGCTGCCAATCCCGCCGCAGTAAGCCAATTAGCCGCGAATGCCGCCGAAGTTATCACGCCAGCCTGTAGTGCGTGAATATCCGCTGCGATATGCCCTGCGCCCGCGCCGGTTACCTGAACTGATCGGTTGTTGTTGTTTGAAATTAGGATGTGTTTGCCGAAGCTATCGGAAACCCATGTCGTCGTCGTCAATGCGTTCCAAACGGCCTGACTGATCGGAGTGTACAGGTCATTAGCCTGAAGTGCGTTTGCCCCAAGTTCCGCGATCGCACCGCCGACCGTGATACCAAGACTGCCGAAGTTGGCCGGGAAGGCCACAATTAAATCGGTCTTGGCCTTAATCGCTGCCACTTCGGTATCGATAAAATCATCGATCGCGTCAACGCTGGCTTGCGTCGCTCGGCTCCCAATTGTCGCATCGATTCGCGACAATCCAAACGCCGCCGCATCCTGGTAATCGACTGCGTCAAGTTCGATTTCGATTAGCACCGGAAGCATGTTGGCAACACCCCGAACGCAAAGTTCAACCCACTCGACGCCCGCTGCCGACGCAAAAGCCGCATCGGGAAAATCCACCTCATAACGCCCTGCTAGCGCTCCACTTGCGACGATGCCGCCTGATACGTAAGTGCCAAGGGTTTTGGATACTGCGGTAACGCTCGTCCAGGTCGATTGGTTCTGTCGCCTATATTCCAGCACTAGCCCGCTTGACGAGTGCGTCACCCCGCTAAGCCCGCCGCCCGTTGTGCTGGTTGTGTCAGCGATAAAGATCGGGAGTGATCGACTGGTTTTTGCCCTGGTTGTTTTTTGCTTACTCACCCTGAATAGCCTCCATCCATTGCTCTAGGCAAAATCAAGCCGCCACCGGTAGTTGTTTTGTGGTCAAGCTCAAGCAACTCAAGGACGATGGTGAAGTACGTCGCAGAGTTGGCTGCTGTCACGTTCGTCGACGGCCATACAGTCGTTCGAGTTGCGTTTGTGTCGTAGGTCGCAACATCAAAATTAGTTCCGACCGAATTGTTGACGCTCGACATTCCAGAGGGAGACAGCGAAGAAAGGTTGTTCAAAACGCTGTTGTTCATCCCGTATCCCACCAGCCAAAGGTCGGCGGCATTTTCTTTCAGCGTACCGGCAACTTGCGCGGTGTAAGTGATAGTTGCCGAAGTACCTGAACCAACGGACAAAAAAGAAGGCACGACAATTGAGCTAGAACCGCCGCTGTAAACCAAGGCAGTCACGTTGTCTGCATTCGTCCATCCAGTTGTACCGACTGTTTCGGACGAAGAACCCGCGATGTAATAACCGATCCGCTGCGAGCCACTACTACTCGAGCGACTGTACAACCCTAGCACGCCTGTAGGCAATGTAGGAATGACGGCAGAGCCCTGATTGTACGCCAAATACAAAATCAGATTGCCCTTGGCGTGAGTTCCAAGGGTAACGCCTGTTCCGTTATTGGTGGCCGAGCTAATTCTAGAAATTGCCATTCGCGCACAAACTCGGCCTTTCGCCCGTTCCGTCCCATTGGTCGACTATTTGGCAAAAAGCATTGTAGGTATCCGACCCCTCTTTTCGGATTGCCTTTCGATCGATTTCGAGCCTCAAAAGGCTGATTGCTGCCTGAATTGCCGTATCGTTTTCAACGACTCCAAACCGCTCGCAGGGGGAGATGTATCGCCGCCCTGCCGCTGCTATTGCTTGGCAACGCTGGTCCGGAATCGCCAGCAATTGAGCGTTGAAAACCGGATCGCCAATCGGTAGCCCTGAGCCGGCTGCCTGGGTCGCAATCCAGCCAAAACCTATCGATTCGCAAAAGGCAATAAACGCCGTCACTTCGGTCGGCCCGATGATCTGAGCGATACCAAGCAGGGTCCATCGATCAGAGTCGACGTAAAGGAACGATTTCGCTTTGGCCGCTGCGATAACGCCCGCGTCGGTCATTTCCTGCCAATCGCTGATAGATTCGATTGCTTTTCTGTATGTCATTGTTCGCCCCCTCTAGCTAACTTGACCATTTCTGCCTGTAATGACTCGATCTTTTCGCCGAGTCTCTGCCTGTCCGATCGGCATTCCTCGTAGTCTTTGCGACTCAGCAAGTACTGGTACACGTTCGCCGAGGTCAAAGCCCCGGCAATCGCTGTTCCGATGGCGATGATCGAAGTGTCGTTGCTTGTCAATTGAGCCAAGAAAAACCAACTCATCTCACCGCCTCCGCTGCTTGCTCTAAAGTTGTGTAGCCTGTCAAGGTCGCCTTTTTATCGCCTGATTTTACCTCGAATGTCGGCGTTCGCCCGTAGTTGTGAGGCTCATCAAAAATAGCAACATCCCACTTAGCATCAATAAATCTTTGCATTTCGCACCGCTTCCATCGGTCGCAAGGCTCGCACTTCTGGTCTTTAGGGGCTAGGAAAACTAGGATTTCGCGCTTCACTGCCTCGTGTGGCTTGTCCGAGGGGCTTGGCATGGGGTCCGGTTCCTTTGGTGAAGCGACAAACTCAACCTTCGCGACTTCTTGAATCAACGGCGTCGAGTCCATCAAGTCGCATTGCGTAGGCTCTTTGGCCGGTTCGCTACAAAACCAAAACAACACACACAACAAAACGACCATAATTACCGGCCCTCCTTTTTCGTTCATCCTAGTGGCCTATCTTTCATCCAAGATACCGCCCTTGGTCCTGGCGTCGACAAATCCGATACGCCGACGATCGATGTGTATTCGTGCCGACAAAGTTGGTCAATAACCGATGGGGCAATTTCGGTCCAGTCGTCATTTGCGTGACTATTTAGCCGCCAAATGTAATTCCGGCCCTTAGAGTCCTTGCGTTTCGAGTAGCCCGCCAAACAATAAGCATGGCCGCCCCCGCTGCGCAGATTGACCGACTCAAGCACCTTGGTTTGCGAATAAAATGAGGCGTTCCAAAGAGTGCCAACAAAGCCAAGACCTACGCCCGACGCGAAGTAGTTTTTGATTGCGTCATACGAATCAAGCCAAGTGTGTGAGCGGATCTTGAAGGGGCTTGCAAGCGTTCGCATTTCGTCGGTAATAAGTGTCTTGGCGTTCGATGGGTAGGGGGTCCGATATGGCAAGTGCTTGTATGGCAAATAACCGATGTTTGCACTAACCCAAAGCCCGCCTCTTACGGTCGATCCTCGATCTACGCCGAAAAGCCCGTTGCCGTCTTTTCTCTGAGTTTCGATGTAAGTAAATAACTGCGAAAATTGCCGCTCGTCACTCATTTCGCCAAAACATAAAGCCCAAAGCCCCTCGCCGCAACTGGTGTTGCCGAATGCCCCGCAGGAATTCATTCGCGATTGGTCGTCGTGCCTGATAAGCTTCCGGAAGTCGATTTCTTCCGGAGCCTCGTAATCGCCGACGCGAAACCCTAGTTCGGTCGATGTGGCTCGGATCTCGTCGCGGTTTTCGATTGTGGGGTCGTAGCCAGAGAAAAAATCATCCATGAATAATTCCCTCCAAGCCCTCAAGCACTGAATAGACCCCACTCATAACCGCCTCTAGCAACGCATGCGCAAACGCAACCGGCAGGAATGCGAGCCAAACCGCAACAAAAGCCGCCCTAGCCGCGTACCTCCTTGCCCGCTTCATTCTGGATCCTCCAGCCCTCGATTGTCGCCCGGGCCTAGTGTGCCATCGGGCAGTATATCGTATCTGATATGATCGAGCTTTTGAGCCTCCATCGGCTTATCGTTCTTTGCCTTTGCTTGCCGATAAGAATGATCCTGCCATCGATTTCGCACGGATTGCAACCAATCGACGAAATAAGCTCCCCCGAGACAAGCCGCGTAAATCAAGCCGATTACAGCAAGCAAGGCCAACGGGATCGCCGCGATAATAGCCCAAACCACTACGCCCGTATAAACCCAGTCCCACATGATTTCTGCAATCACTTGCCACGCCCTCCGATAAGATAGCCAACGTAGGCACTGCCTGCCGAAAGCACCGCCAGAAACGCCCCCACGCCGAAAGGCCCTGCCCATAGGACCAACTGAACGATGTACCAAGTGATTAGTCCGATTTCAGTCATATTAATTGCTTCTCATCTTCCTGAGTTCTGAATCCGCTCGGCTTAACTCCCCTTGGAGCCGCCCGTTTTCCTGCGATGTCAACGCCACAATCCCAGCCAAGCCGCAAATCGCTACGGACAAAACAACAACAACCATCACGATTGACTCAAAAGCCCTTACGGCCAGCGTGTTATGGCTCTCCGTAGTCTCCATTACTTTCGCCTCCCGATTTTGTCGATGCCGTGCATTCGCTCCAGGCGATCTAGCCGCTCACTGGTTTTGCTTGCGACATAGGCATGGATTAAAAATTGAAAAACTACAAAAACCGCAACGATAATCAAAAACGACGACAGTGTACTAAGTAGTCTTTCGCTGCAATGAGCCGTGTCCCACAAGCCATCGACCCGCTTATCGATTCGCTCCAATTCTTTTTGGCTGTCCATTACTTCCCTGCCTCCAGTTCAAGGATCATTGCTTCGAGTCGCTCCATGTCGACCCGCAACAGTCGGCCATGCTCGCGCACTTGGTCCCAGGTAAAGCCCTGACTGTACTCGACCAGAAGGCTTAGGTTTTGCATAGCTACTATCTCGCGAAGACTAAGCATTTACCACGCCCCTGCTATTTGCCGATTAATTTCCGCCAACTCTTTTTCCTTGCCCGCAAACGTCACGGGAAGCTTTAGCTTGTCGATCGCCTCATAGACCTTGTCCAAAGCGTCACGCTGCCTTGCCCCTGCGTTCTGCTTGATAAACTCGGTCCATTGCTCTTGATCCTTGATAGACCCATCCTCAATGCCTTTGGCTGCGTCCAAGAACGCCTCTCGGTACGCGGCTCGAATACTGGGGATTGTCTTCCTAGCTGCCGATACCGCCGCCGCCGTAGATGGATCACCCCCTCCCTTTGGTTGCTGGCTGAACACGTAGAGGACCAAGCCCCCAATGATCAACCAAGGAATCCAATTGTCTTTTTGCTTCGCCATCCGTCACTCCGTGTTCGCCCCCTGCCAACTCACCGAGCCCCTAGCATCGGAAAAGTTCGGGTTGGCTAGGGGTTATTCGTCGTCGTCGTCAACCGCGTCATCAAGCATGCCATTCAGCATGGCCGGGACTGCCATCGTTTCGGGGTATTCGCCCGCGTTATAGGCTGCCAATAGCATGGCTTGCATTGGTGCCGCTTGGTAATCGTAGCCTTTAAGATAGCCGTTGTCTTTTGCCCATTTCCAAACCTCAATAGCGAGCTTGATAAGGGCAAAAATCATCGCGATTGTCGCCGGGTCGAGAGCATAGCTGCCCTCGCTACGGAACGAAGCAAAAAGCCGCTTCCCAAGCTTCATTCGAGCCCGTAATGGCCGCCCGCCTGCTTCGGCGTAGCATTCAGCGAAGGTCGCTTCGTGAGCTTTGGCCGCTGTTTGCAGTCGCTCTAAGAAACTCACTTTGCCACCTCATCGGGTTTAGGCAGGGGTCGGACTGAATCGCCTACAATCCACGCCCCGATAACCCAAACCAATTGCTGGATCTGATCTTCGCTAAGTGGTACGCGATCCTTGAGGACGACGACGGCAACCGTAGCCGCTGCCGCCCAAAATCGCTTGCTCTTGACAAGTTCGCCTAAGTTCATGGTTTTTCTCCTTTATGAACATCTTATCCACCGTCAAGGGGCTTGACAATCACCGAGCCCCCGAATTTCGCTTTTGCCGCTTCCGAGCCACCGGATTGGACTTTGGCCGCCCTCGCCCTGGTCGCTCTTGGTTGAGCCTGTGCCGATGGTTCACCGCTTCAAAAATCAGGTGTGCCATCGTCCAGCCTTTCGCCTCAGCGATTTCGGACCAAGCCGCCCAAACTTCGGGAGGCTGGATTATGTTTTTGCGTTGGGTCATTTTCCTGCCTTGTTCCGTAGATCCTCGATCCAAAACTGCCCCGGGTCAAATACATCCGCCGAGTACACCGCCACGCCAAGAGCCGCCCAATAGTGAGTAGCCACGCCGTAGAGCTTGCCCGGTTGCTTCTTGGTCCCCACCTTGCCGAAGCGATCGATAAGGGCCTGCCTTACGTTGGCATCCTTGGCTCTCATCGAGTTGCATAAGTGCATCTTAACCGATCGACGGGGGACAAGTCGCAAGTGCCAACTGCGATCGTACAATAGTGACGCAAACCATCCGATACCCGCCACTGTGCGAAACGTCTCTTGGCCGACTGCCATGCCGAAACACTCGATCCACTCTACCGAAACGTGATCGACGCCCTTGAGCAACGGCCCGACCTCAAGCGATCCAAGCTTAAACGCCGGAATCGATTCGAGCCTTAAAACTTTTTCCGATTGGGCGTCCCACCAAACAAACGCACTTTCGACCGGCCCGGGGTCAATGCCTAAATAGATCATTCGCCCACCTCCCTGAACTTCCGATAGAACACCCATTTTTCCCCGTGAGCCTTACCCCGCTGGATTGCTTCGTGGACCCTCATCCCGATCGTGAAATTGCATAGCCGGTATTTGCCGTCTCTGTCGGTCCATTGTAAATCACCCGCTTGAATCGTGTCGGCGCCGTCGAGCGATTGCATTGAGCCTTTGATGTCGATGGGGTCGGCTTGGTCGTAGTGCTCCAATTCCGCGATCGTGCAATAGCGATGGAACTGGCCGCAATTTGAAACGAATAGGTAAGCGTTCTTCGGCCCGTGGTGGATCGATTTTAAGACGCCTTGCGCACCATGCCGATTATGCCCGGGCGAAACAAATCGTACCGCATCGCCGACCTTGATGCCGTCTGTGCAGGGGCTAGGGGCTAGAGGGTCGCTCGAACTATCCGGGATTTCCGAAGGGCTGGATTCAGTTGTTAAGGATTCCTTGATAGCTGGCTCTGCTATCGGCTCTACAGGCACCGCGATCCGGCATTGGTTCCAATGCGGTGCATATACGTAGCTCCTGGTCTGAGGCTGGGCCTGAAAGCGCCAAGCTCTTGAATTGTGAACACAAACCAAAACCCCTGATTTCCATGGCTCGTCATGATAGTCCCGCACTTCGCAATCAATCGGACCATTCTTTAAATCAACTAGCGTCGGCTCTCGATACTTTTTCGCATCCGGTTCTTTAACTGGCGGTTCGTTCACCGCATGATTCGCCGCCCAAATCGCCTTCATGGTTCGCTCGGCCAGCTTCTGCGCTGGGGTCGGCTCTTTGGCTTCCGGCTCGACGGGTCGGCAATGTTCTGCATATGTCCACCAAGTAGTCCCCATGCCCCCCTTAACCCTTACTGAGTCGTTGCCTGTGTCGATTACCTTGCACAATACCCAAACCTTATCGCCTGCTTTGTAGCTACTCACCTTGCACCTCGATTCCTTTATTGTGTTTCGATGTCAATTCCTTCGCGTCGAGCATTTCCGATTCGGGTCGCAGGTCGCTTACTACTGTCCAAAAGCCACCTCCACACAAGCCTTGAACTCGAACCCCTCCTATTACGAACCCCTCTACGATAACCTTGACCCAAGCCTTATCGCCCACTTTCAGTTGCTCACTCACCTTGCACCTCGATTCCTGTTTTTGAAAACTCTTTGTTCGCCGCCCAAAAACTCTGCCCGTAAACTTCCGTCGTCAGCCTTGCGCTAACGTTGTCGACTTCGGCCACCTTGGCTTTGACCCAAACGGTATCGCCCACTTTCACTTGCCCGCCCTCCTTGCTGGATGGTTCTTGTTTGTTAGTTGTCTCACGCATTTCAATAGCTCCTTGTTTCTTGCCTGTAGTTCCTCAACTTGCCTTTTAAGCTTCCCGGTTTCACGCTGAAGCGTTCGGACTGTTGCTCGTAGTGTTGGTTTCTTTTTTGCGGTCATCGCCTCACCTGTGCCGCTGCAAGTTCCGATAAAACTTGGTCCCGCGTCGCATAATGTTCCTGCTTTGTGATCTTTCCAAGCTTGCACAATTCGCCCGATTCGAGCACCCTAGCGATGTACGGCTGTAGTGAAACATGACTGTAGCTTCCTGCCGGTTGCTCCCTGTCCCGAATCATATCAACCAATTGCGTCTTGCGTGCGTTGACGCGATCCTGCAAGACAACCGCTCGGAGGTGCAAAGCAAAATCACCTAGCTCGTGAAAACTGGGCCTCGGCAATTCGTCGCGACTCCACCGATGGACAACCGAAATAGCCTCTTGGGTTGTTACGTCCCTGAGCGTGATCGACCAAGCGTCAAGCGTTGCTATTAGTTTTGGGGTCGCGCTGGTCAAATACGTGTTAAGGCTTGGGAAGTGAATCAACGCCACCTCCAAGAAAAAAGTCCGATTCTCAGACAAGTCCATTTTTTACGTCCTCCAGTAGTTGAGCCGTCTTTTCCGCTGCCGACAGCTTTCTGCCGCCTTGGGGCCCTGCCGTCGATCCGCCCTTGCCGCTGCCAGTATTTAGCATCCCTTGCCCGCCGTCATCGTGGCAAATGTTCTTCGCCCCGATGCGAATTGAAAACTCGATGTCCTTTAAGGCCTTGGCTTCGCCCCTTCGGAGCAAGTCCATAATGATCGCGTCGGCTTGGGCCTCTGGCATCCACTGCCCATCTTTGGCAAATCGAAAGTCTAGCCATCGAACCCAATCCTTTTTGAGCCATTCGGGCAAGGTATCTATATTTGAATACTCTTCTCTTCTCTTCTCTTCTCTAGTCCCCTGTTCCGTCCCGGTTTTGTCCCCCGGTTTGTCCCCCTTGCTAGGGGACAGCTTTATCCGCTGCATAGCCTTCTTTTTTTGGCCTTTTGCACGTTCTTTCGCGCTTTTCGACAGGTGAACCTCGTAGCCCGGAATCGAAACCACGCCGTCCTCGACGTACAACCAGCCGACCGAAACTAGAGCGTCTGCAAACCCGTCCCTCCCTGCGACCCTATCTAGTCCCTTTTTTGTCCCCTTCACTTGGGGACAATCTGGGGACAGATTCAGGTCGACCCAAAGCCAAAACGCGACTAGATGCCCTACCACTTCATGGGGCGAAGCGTCAAGAACGTCGGCCAATAGCATAACTTCGGGCTTGCCCAATAGCCCGTGCTCAATCTTGATCCAATCACCGGCCATGATTTCGCACTCCAATTAAACCACCGAACAATAACCTAGCCGCCGTGTTTTCAACCTAACGCCACACTAAACGAACCGCGCCCAGCAATCCGACTCATCGTCGAAATGCCACCCAAGTTCATCCAGCCTAGCCTTGTCCTCGTCGCTAGGGTCCACGTCTGGACCATAAATAATACCGCGATCCGCACCGATTAAGTGAGCCTCTCGCCTATCGGTCGATCCTTGCTCGGCTAGAAAAACCGGAACCGCTGCCGTTTTCGCAAGTATTTCCAATCCTTCAATTACGTCTTTAATTGATGCCATTTCATGTTTCCTTTCAAGTAAAATCGCCCCACTCGGAGCGTAAAAGAGCCGCCCGCCCGTTAGAACGGACGGCCCCGGGGCAAGCGGTCGGAGGTTAGTCCCCGCTTTACCAACGGTCGTTTGGGCCGATTAAACCCGGCACGTACCGCGCACCAGTCCGTTTAGCGGGATTCTTGCCGGTAGATAGCAAGCACCTTTGCCGAGGTGGACCAGCCTCTTTGGGTCAAAACAAACTCAACTGCCTTGGCTTCTCAGCCTCAGCGGAAATTCTAGCCCGAGCGATCTCGATGTATTCGGCTTCGCGTTCGATGCCGATGAACCGAAAGCCCTCTGCCATCGCCGCCTTGCCGGTCGATCCTGAGCCCGTGAAGGGGTCCAGGACGATGCCGCCGGGCGGTGTGATAGCCCTAGCGATTTGCTCGATAAGGCTTGATGGTTTTTCCGTTGGGTGAACCAAATCATCGGGAGCAACACGCCTTGCACGAATTACCGATTTCAATCTGTCTCCGTGGAATTTTGCCTTGCCTTTTGAGGCTAGCCAAAAAAGATCGTGACAAGGCGCAAGCCCTCCGGAAAGGTCGCCCATTCCGTGCCAATCTCGATCCCAAACGCCCTGTGACTTGATCCGAAACCCAGACCATTCAATAGCGCTTCGGAAGGCCTCGGCGTGCCTCCATTCGTGAAAGCAAACCAAAAAGCAGTCATCCTTCAAGACGCGAAAAGACTCAGGGAGAAACCACACAAACGGATGATCGTCACCCAAGACCCGCTTTTTCCTCTTGTCTTTTTCGACCCGCGCCGACTGAAACGAAATCCCATAAGGAGGATCCGTAACAATCGCATCGACCGAGCAATCCGCAAGGGTCTTGAGTATGTCGAGGCAATCGCCGTGGTGTAGTTCAAATTTCATCGAGTAGCCTTTCAAAACTTCCATCCGTTAACTCGAAGCACTTCGAGCAAAATCAGCACCGCCGCCCCAAAGCCCGCCCCGAGAATCAAGACGGTCAGGAATTCGCCATTCAGCCTGTCAATCTTCCGCTCGATCCGGTCGAGTTGGCTTTCGTCGTCAGGGGGTTGGTAGGGGTTCATCACCAATACCTTTCCTTTGCGTGACCTCTGACAATCATTCGGGAATTGATCGACGCCGAATGTAGAAATTCTGGCGTAGCAAAACCGCCCGTTGGCTGTTCGCGATAAAGCACCGCCAGAAACCGCCCGTATTTGTCGCGCTTGGCCTTGGTCTCTAGCTGGACCGTCTGGACGTAGATCGACTCAAGGGGCTGCAACGCCTCCCATAGCCACGCCTTAGCCTCCTTGCCCTCAGGTGTATTCATCTCCGGTGCGTCAACGCCGTAGAGTCTGAATCGCTCTTTGCGTGACGTGTCGAACCCCAGGTCGATAATCAGGTCGACGGTATCGCCATCGACGACCCGGATTAGTTCGGCTTTGTAGATGTAGATCATAGCCCCTCCCCTTCCTCGACTTCGCGATCAAACTTAACCAACGCAAAAGCGTGCTTTTTTGCTTCGCCAAGATCGGATTCGTCCGACGAGGTGGATATAGTAGACCCGTCCTCGTAGACCAAAATGCACGCCTTCACCCGCACCGTTTTCTTCGGCGGTGGGGCTAGGTTGCGTGTGTTGTTTACCCCTAGAAATAAATCGCCCGCATATCGCCCGTTGAGGTGCCATGCCGCAGCAACCCAATATGGCCCCACGTTTGAGGGATTGCGAATTCGACCCGTATAGCGACATTCCTCCTGCCCCTCATTGATCGCGTCAATGAAAGCCTCTTCGCCGTTGGCTAGTTTGACCGGCCCGATCTGCCATTTATTCATTCTTGCACCTCAATTAAATCAAAAACGCTTTCCTTCCCGACCATATACCGCCCATCGCTTCGCCACGTTTCCCAGTGCCAGTCAGCCGGATCTTCGCTAGGTGGCTCGTTGCTGTAATTGCCGACCTGCCCGCGTAAATCGTGGAACTCGGCTTCTCTGTCGACCGGCTCAATGTTTCGCACCCAAAAGCCGCCGCGTGTCGTTGGTTGCCATTGCCTGAGCATTAAAGCACCTCTGTTTCTTCGACGAAAATACAGCCGTCCTTGTCGATCTGAAACAGGAATAAAGCACCGTAAATAGATACGACTGCGTTATCCTTTCCGCATGCTTTCATGGCCTCGCGGAACTTCAATTCGGCTTCGGCCTCTCTTTCTGTAGCCGCGTCGGTTACGTCAGCAGCCATCTTGTATTCAAATGCCGCCAGTGCCAAATCAACCCTTGCCTTCGCGGGGCTAGGGGCCTTTGGTTCGATGGGGATTAGGTCGTATGGGTGTTCGCCGTCTAGGTTGCACCTGCCGTCTTCGGTCCAGTGGACTTCAACCACCAGCCCCGAATCCTCAACCTCGCCGCGTATCGGACGGTGCGAGCTGGGATCGCTTATTGTGATCCGATATGGATGCCCGCCTCTGGTTTTGTCTTGCCATTGTGTCATTGCTCAACCTCCACTAAATCTAGTGACCTATCACCTGTATTAACTAGCGTCCCTGCGTATTTGCCGTCTGGATACCAGATTCCTACGGTCCATACCAACTTGAAAAGGATCTCTCCTTGTAGTAAATGCCCTCCGTAGTTCTCACTATTGCGAATGTTTCGCACCTTATTGCCCGTGATTCCATCGAGCGTCTTGTCTGCCCATTGTGTCATTGCTCTACCTCATAGAAATTGCCGTGAAATTCAATACGTTTGCCCGCTTTGGTTTTGTATGACGACCATTGGCCAGAGCCGCCGGTTAGCGTCAAGTCTTGGTAGTCGATGCCGTCGAAATGTACGGTATAGCGCTGGGGGTCGCTGGGTTCGGCGTAGTAAGACTCTGCAAGCTTCAGCGAAGTCGAGCCGATCCCTGCCGCTATGATAATAAAGAGTACAGACGCCCCGATGTAGTCAATTGCTTTGCGTTTCACTGCGTCACCTCTGCGCCAATTGACGCCTGAATCACCCCCTGTATATCCGAAACACCTACGCCGCCGTTCTTGCACGCATGCAAACACGTTCTGCGTATTGCGCCGCAGCCTGGTGTCTGATGTGACCCGTTGATTCTAATATCAACCATAATTTCAATAACCTCGAATCTATCGGCAAACAAAAAGGGATTGCGTTCCGTTTCGCCGCAAAGACGGCACTTGTAGACGAAAACCCAGTCTTCTTTAGTTTCGCTCACTGCGTCACCTCAAAGCCTTTTTTAGTGATCGTGATCGTCTGGCCGTTGGGAGTGCTGATCGTATCGCCGACCTTGAGCGAGTAGTGGCTTTGCTCGAAGCCAGGGTTTACAACCTTGATACAATCGCCGTTTGGGTTCTCGACCGTATCGCCGACCCGCAAAATGTAGTGCTGCGGCTCAGGCTCCACCGGCTCGATGCGTCGGCGATACCAAACCTTTTCGGGTTGTGGCTGTCCAGCTTTCGCGTTAAGTGAACATCGCCACTTTATGGTTACTCTGTCGAAATACTCATCCCCCGGCTTCAATTCCTCATCGGGAAACTTTCCTAGCAACCTGAACCCCGGCCCTGGATCGGGCTTGTTCGCGTGCCAGGAAGGCTCGCGGTAGACTTGGCAGTGCTTCCAATGCACGCCGTCAGCATCAATCCAGACTGCGCCCGGAAGAAACCTGGAAAGCCTCCACCCAGAAATCAAATCCTCTCGCCAAGCTTCGGTTTCCTCGTCCCTGACTCTAGCCAAAATTGGCTTTCGAGTGTTCGCGATTTCCGCAACATCGTCAGCCGTTGCGTTTTCCCAAAATGCCTCGATCTTCGTCATCTTTTTTCCCTCTCAGATTGCAAACCAAACAAAATGGACGGCTCAAAGGCACGTTGCACCGTGAGCACCAATAAACATTCGTCTTTTCGTTGCTACCAATCGCCCGCCGTGCTTGATGGTCTTTAATGCCATCGGGTAGTAGCGGTATGGGCTCAACGGAATACGGCGTGAAATAGTTCACCCGCTCCAAGTACCGCTTTGCCCGCCTTGGAATCGTCTCGGCAAGCTTTAGCAGGATCCTGATTTTGTCGATGCCGAGATCGGTTAGTAGTTGGCACTTGGGGCATTTGTCCCGCTTTGCCGCCTCGAAAGCGTCGGTGCAAATCGAGCATCGTTTGCGCATTTGAAACCTCGATGATTTCATAAACTGCGGGTGACTTGCACCCTAGGAAAAAACCAAAACAACCAAGCACGCAAAAACAAAAAATACGATTAGCCATGTCACTTGAATATCCTAGTAAACTTAAGCGATCTCATATTGCACAGGTTGCGCCTTGCGACCTACGATGCAAACATAAACGCAACAACAAACACAAAGACAGCAAACGCGATAAACCATAGTAGTATATCCAACATATTTCACCTCCATACGCCGCCCCGAAGCGGGTTGGCTATAAAACTTCATCGCCAAAATACTGCACGGGATACGTCCGCACTTCCTCGCAAAACAAGCACTGATCTTTATCGGTATCGTCGATGGCTTCCCAATCGTGCGTACACTCCTCAAAAGCCTCGAAAAAAGAAAACTCGCTGGCCAAAAACAAAACCCCTAGGCTTCGATCAAATACAATGAAGTCGCCGACAACGGCCTCCGCTACTTGTCCGCTGGCCATCTCGATGTAGATGCTTGTGCCGTCGTGCGTCGCCTTCGTGCCATTCGACCCTAGCCACAAAATGATTGAATCCATTTCTTTATTGTCCGGCTCGTTGTTCGTTGTGAACTGCCGAGCCTCAACCCACACCGCTTTTCTTAGGTATCTAGCCATAACTCAACCTCCATACGCCGCCCCGAAATGGGTTGGCAAAAGCCCCGAGAGGGATTTGAACCCTCGCCTTCCGTGCCTACACTAGCTCAATGAGCCGAAGGCACGGCTGTTCCGCCGCAATAACTTCCAGGGCAAAAGGATCGGGCAGGATTGGCTACCTGCTTACGGCGCCTGGGATGCGTTCGTTTGCCCCAATTCTCTGCCGAGTCTCTACGTTTCCGCTTCTCTTGCCGATGCCGCTTATTTCAAATCGTGGTTATCGCCACGCCGCCGACCCTCGCAGTTTCGACGGCGTGGGATACACGATGTTTCCCCGCGCCGCCGATCCTGGTTCGCTATTCCGCTGGGCCCTCGATCGCTGGCAGTTCGTTGCGGGTAAGCCTGACGCTATTCAGGGTCCTGGATTCTACGTCGATGATATCGCTCTCAACATCGGCAGATAGAGCCCGTTGAGCGTCTGTGTCGTCAATCACGCACCAGCCTCGGGCTATTGCGTAGTGCATCGCCGTTTTCATCGCTTGCGGGGTGTACCATGCGTGCCAAGGGCTTGATCCTTTCGACCAATCCCCCTTCGGGCTCTCGGCGTACTTGTACGAATCCGAAACGTCACGGCGTTCGTGAATGAGTTTTTTCGGAACCCATCCAGCATAAACAAGCGTCCCGGTATCGAGTCGCTTAACGAGCACCACAACGCCCCGCAATTCCGCTTCGGTCGTCGGCGGGTTGTCCAGGTCCATCGACCGGATGATAACGTCCCCGGTCTCAGTCACCTCGATCTGATCGTTGTAGCTGATTGGAACCGCAACCATGTGCGCCCCCGCTCGATTCGCAAGAGCGTTAAGCCCTCGATGGCTTAATTGATACGTCAACTGCGGGTCTTCGCCTTGCCGGGGTCGCCTGGGAATCGCATAGGCCAAAGCGGTTGCCCCTGTCCCAGGGTAGATGCCCGTCAGAGCCGAAATTGCGACTACCCGGCCAATGCTTTCGACCGTGCAAAGGTCAAAGTCCTTCGGGTCTCTAGCTGCCGCCCTGGATGCAGCCAATGCCGCTGCAACGCGCCCGGATGCCTCCTTTGCCCTTTCTTCGCCGACCATGCTTTTGAGCATCGGGAAGCTAATTTCGTAGCACCGCTCGCGGAACGTAAGAACCCTTCTGGCCGCTTGAACCGTCGCAACGGCGCCCGCTGCCTGCTTGCCCGATAGCGGGATCTCTACCGCTGGCTGTTTTCCCGTAGGGATCTCTACCGCCGTCGCTGGTTGGTCTGTTGTCGTTTTTGTCACTGTCATTCTCCTCTTGTCTTTACTTCGATCTCCGTTGCCATTCTTTGTGATCGGACCTTCCAATCACCTGATTGCTTTCGTTCGGCGTATTGCTCAATAAGCCGCATGTATTCTTCCCGTCCCTTGTTAATCGACTTTTCGCCGAGTCGGTAAACGTGGGAATCGTAAGGCGGTTTTGATCGCACCGCGCCAAACAAAAAATCAAATCGTTCGCCGTAGCGTAGTTCCATCATGTCGATATACATCGCATTTTGCCGATGGTAGCCAAGCTTGCCAGCCGACCAGGACCATTCGTATTCGCTTGGGTCTTGGGTCGACTTTAGGTCGACAATAACTTTTAACTCAGGACAAACAAAGTCTAGCTTGCACTTTAGGGGGATCGTATAGCCGCCAACAGTCGCATGACCGAATGACTCGAACTCGAAAAACTTCTCGGCTCGGCTGGCCATAATCGCCGAAATCTCAGGGTGTGATTGGAACGATTGGGCGATAGCAAGACCCTCGGCGAATTCCTCTCGGATGAGTATCGTTCGCCCGTCTCCAAGCATCGTTGACGCCTTGAGCCATGCCTCAAATTTATTTGTGTCCCTGCCGTATGGCTTGCCTGTCGCCGGATTGATCGGCCCATCCAGGACTAAGTATTCCGCGCCGAACTTCTCAGGCTCAAGGGCCAGCATGTGAACCGCCGATCCAAGCCGCATAGCGTCGGTCTCTTCCGATTCCATTTTTTCGGCGGGGTCGGTAGTCACGTAGGTCCGATAGAACGTCCAGGGGGATCGCTTCAAAAGCGTTAGCATCGAGTTTGAAACTGCGTCGATTTTGTAATAATCACTTGCCATCTGTCAGCCCCTCATCCAATTCGGGACTGTGCATCGGCAACAGATTGACGCCCTCGGCCACCGGATCGGCGTTAAGTCGCTCGATGAGTGCATCGGCGTGCTGAACCGCCCAGCCAGCAATCAGGACCACGTTAGCATCGGCCAGCCCGGAATTAGCCGCTAGCCCCTGCATCGCCATCGCCGCGATCAGTTCGCGCTTGGTAAGTCCGAACTCAGGCTCATACCTCTCGGGACTGCTCGGAAAGGCATTGTCATTCCCGTTCATAAATCACCTCTGAAAAAATAGCCAAAAGAATCGCAACAACTCCACCGGCAAACAATGCTCGGCAGATCTCGACGGTGTCAATCATCCATGAGCCCCCATAGCGTGAGCCCGCAACCGAAAGAGCAACCGAGGACAAAGCCGGCCAGGACAAGTAGGATTGCCATTACGCACCCTCCAGTTCGACAGCCTTAATCGAAATCTCCGATTGCAACTCTTCCACCTTAAGCAAGCAGGCTTTCGCCTTCTTGGCAATCCGCTTCAAGTCGCGATCGCCTGGCGCGTGCTCCAGGTCGTCGCAAAGAACCTCAAGATACTGTACCGCCGAAAGGATTGCGTATTCTCGCCGCCTCAAAAAATCGCCCTTGTTAAACTTTGGTTTCTCGGGTTCCATCGTTTCAATCTCCAAAAAGGTTAAACAACTTCCAGTTCGATCCTAAGTAACGCCGCATCGTCGGCATCGATGGGCCCGCATTGAGCCTCCCATTTCACGCCGCTGGCAAGGGACAAGCCCGATACCATTCGCTCGGCCAATGCTTCCGCTGCCCTTACGCCGGGGTCGGAAGATACGCCAACAAAAACCGCGTCAAGCATCCCTCGAAAAGGGCTGTCGTAAATCTCGATCTTAAACCACCAGCCAGTAATAGCGCCGCCGTAAACTGAAACCTTGTCGAGCGTGCATTTCGCCACCCTCGTTATCCGCGTTTTTCTCTTCGGCGTCTGGCGTAGCTTCGAGCCCTTAACCCGCTTTCGCGTTGCCGTGACCAACAAATAAAACTCATCCATTGGCCCGCCCTCGCTTTCGTTTCACTGCTGGAGCTTTCGCAGGGTCATACCGGGCTGGCCGCCCTCGCTTTCGCTCGCTGAGCGTTGCCCATGCTTTCGCCGGGTCCATTTGCATCACCCTAATAGCCCGATCGACTGCCGCGAAACCGTAGAACGCCGAAAGCTCGATGCCCTCGACCGATGCCGCATTGCGTATGAACTCTGCCCAGTCGGCTGGTTGCGTTGTGTTCACGTTGACAGTTGGGTTATTCATCAATCCGCACTCCAAAGGGGGTTCCGTCGGCAAAGGTAAGCTTCGCAAAAGCCTCTCCCATCGAGTACCAGACGGTCTTGGTGCCGCTCGCAACGTATACGCCCAGATCGCTAGTGCTGACCACGCTATCGAAGCCTGCACCGCCCTTTAAGCGAATCGGCTTGCCCCAGTGAGGCAAGTACTCTTCCGCATTCGCAAAATGTCGATACGTCGCGGGCTTCTCGATCTTGCGAATGATGACGCATCCATAAAAGTGGTTGTCGTCGATCGCTCGAACGAGATCGTCTAGCCCGTTAATAAACCATTCGCCAATCTCAGGCTTGCCGATCCTTACCAACTCCCATCCCTCCGGTACGCCCGGGATTTGATCTGCCATTATTCGCCCTCCGTTAAATTCACTCTCAAAAGCTTGTCCGTTGCCGCCAATACCTCGTCGGGGCAGTAATCGTCGCGACAATTCAACCAATGGATACCGCTTAAAAACGCCTGCCGTATCTCTCGATTTTGCGATGGTGGCAACTCCTTGCCCTTGTAGCAAGCCTCGCGGTATTCGGCGTAGGCCTGCTCAAGGGTCGCTGCGTAGTCCTCTTCATCCCAATCGTGCGTGATCGAAACCATTATTCGCCCTCCTGTAGTGTTTTGCGTAAGTGTTGGATCGCCGGGTCTTGCGCTTCGAGCCGCTGCCGTAGTAGCTTGCAGTAGATCGCCAGTGCGTTGGCATGGCTTTCGACCTTTTCCAGGCCTCCCAAGTTGACAGTGCCGCTCAAGCAAAAGGCCCAGTCCCAATTCTCGTCGATCGCCTGCCCGGATCGGCGGATATCTTCGACCAATTCCATGTTAGTTTTCTTCACGAATAATCCCTCTCAGTTAGGTGTAGATTCGCCATCGTCCCGCGAGCCCAATTAGCCCGCGTCGATGGGTTGTTTCGTGCCTCTGCCGTCTTGGCCTTGGCCTGTCGGCAGGCTTTGCATTGAGTGTCTAGCCCATCCTTGGTCCGGTTGGATCGCCGGAACTCCGAGAGGGGCTTGGTAAGGGTGCATTTGGTGCAAGGTTTCATGGGTTAGGCTTGCTGTGGGTCAAACCGAAAGCATCTTGCTAGTGATTTCGTCCCACTCAAGGTAGGCATTAAAAACATCGTCGGCGTAGTGGTGAGCGTAAGTCCCTTTGACACTCGACTGGATAAGCCTAGCACCCATGCAAGCCTCAGCGTCGTCGAATGCAAAGGCAAACTTTTGAGTCTGCTTTTTGCCGCCAGCCTTGAATACTGTCACTTCGCAGACCAGCAATCCGTCCTTGAATGTGGCTCGAATAATTTCCCGCTTGGCTCTGATTGCTTCGATTAGGCTGGTTTGTAGTGGACTGTTCATCTTCATCGTCTCCAAAAAAGTGTTGAGTAAACCGGAGCCCATCCCGGCAGGGGGGCGGTTGGTAAGTTAGCTGTTGATCGGGCTGAACCCTACAGGGATCCGCTTTGAGGTGTCTTGCCATCGGCCCGTCTCAATGTCCGATTTACGCTGCTCGGCCTCTGCTCGGGTTGCGAAGCCATCGAACGGACCGAAAGAGCTTGTCGGCCATCGCTTGCCCTTGCCGCTTTGAGTCAAGGCAAAGCCGCCCGTTGGCGTGACGTAAATTTCGATTGTGGTTGTCGGATTGCTCATCGTTTATCGTCTCCAAAAAAGTGTGAGCAAAAAGACCCCGAAGGGTTTCGCCGTTGTCGGCCGGTTAGTGGGCTAGCGTGCTGCTTGAATCAAGATTTCGCAAGCTACAAGGTATCGCAAGGCAACCCGGTTGCCCATGTAGGCCCTGAGTCGCGACTCGGCAAGCATCGCATTAGCCGCAAGTGATTTAGGCGTCGTAAATCCGAGTAGTTCGCAAGCTCTTGAGTAGGTCATCGTTCATCGTCTCCGGTTAGTGGTTTGCGTCAGCGACTTGCTGTACGTGTGTATATTATCGGGCGGTAAACTAAAGGTCAACAGGTTTTCGGGAAAAGATGCGGAAGTTTTTTATTCGCAATCTTGCGGGGCTAGCCTTGCGGAGTGGCCGCTGCTTTCGGCGGCTTTGTTGTACGCCGTTGCGATCTGATCCGGCAATACCCCGCGCTCCTCTAGATACTTGCAAAGAGTGAACCACTGCGATCGGTCGCTAATAAATTCCGCCATCCAAAAAAAGACTTCCGCTGTTTGCTTGTCCATTAAGACTACTCCATGCCGCCTTTTAGTATTCCGCACCCCTCGCACCTGCGGGACTCCCATTCTTCGAGAGTCCCGCCGCATCTGTCGCACTTAGCAGGCTTCCATTGCTGCCTTGAGTGTTGGGTACTCGTAGTGGCCCTTGGCTGGACCGTCCCATACTTGCCACTTCGACCCGTTGCGTCGACCGCATCCGATTGTGTTGTCTCCGCTGGTCCAGCTTCCTTCCGCATCGTTGTAGCTCCAGGTTCGCCCCTTGCTGTCGGTTTTGGTTTTCATCTTTGTCGTCTCCGGTTTGCGTTGCGTCGGTCGTCTCAATTGCTTCCGACGTGTGTATATTATCGCCACTCCGAATAAAGATCAACACCTTTATCCAAAAAGATATGGAAGTTTTTCCGAAACATGCGTTTCGCCAACGAAAACGCAGGGAAAAAAGATTGCGGTTTTTTTGGCTAGGTGGCTAGGATCGCCCGAAACCACGGGCCAAAAGCACCCTGGCTAGGTCGCTAGCTATCTCCGTCACCGCATCTTCGGACAGGTCTGGCAACGCTGCGTGCAAGCACTCGTGAAGCGTTGTGTCCAGGTCTTGCCCCTCGTCGATCCCTGAGCGGATGCCGATCGTTCTAGGCTGGCCTCGGTCCCCTTCGAGGTCGCAATAGCCGAACTCATCGGGTCGCGTGTCGTCGCGGATTGTCCAAGTTTGCTTGCGGATTATGGCTTTCATTTATTTAGCCCTCTGCGAATCATACCGAACGCAACCATTCTTCCAGTCCCACCAAAATTTAAGCCATGCCGAGCCGATATTCTTTGGCCCGAGCATCTTTTCGACTTCCCATCCACCGTCGCCATCGCCCCAAGCGTCTTTATATCCAGGCACTCGGATATGCAGTTGCTCATCGTGATACAAGCCGCCGTAGATCGTGATCCGTTGCCGCCTGATCGGCATTTGCCATTCATCGTGAGTATGTCCGGTTAATACGATATTTGCATCGGGCGTGAATACTGCTAGCCGATTTGTTTGAATCGTTCCGCGCGTCACTGGCCCGCCGCCGCCGGTCCCGTGGTAGTGATAGAGCATTACCATATCTTTGAACGCTGCCCTGCCTGATTGTTTCGAGTCTGCAAATCGGAATATAACCCAACCGCCGTATCCGCTCGCCTCAGCGATACCGCCGCGATGCCTTAAGCGCGACGCAAGCCGATCGGTTAAATCCGTCTCGTGCGCCTTGGTCATTGCCGTTTCATGGTTACCCCTGCCGAGTACCGCTAGGTGAGATTTGAATGGCCCGTAAAAGTCCGCTGCAGTCTCAACCAACAGGTCGAAATAGTTGCTCCCTTGATGCTCTGGCCTGAGTGCTGATTTATCCGCTCGCTTATCCCACCGGCCTTGCATCGCGCAGAATAGATCGCCGTTGTCAATGACGGGTGCGTCGTACTCAAGAGCCTCTTGCAAGTGTTGCCGCTCTAGGTCTTGGTCGCACTTTGGGTTGTCGTGGTGAACATCCGACCGGAGCAAGACCCATTGCTCCCAGTCTTTGTTTCGGTTTAGATCGATCGTTATTTCATGGACGTTCGTTGATATCCGTTTTAACTTCCAAGCCATCTGAGTTCCTCCAGATTTTACAGGCTTCATCGATCGTGATTTCAGGCTTGCCAAGCTTCGCGTTGACTGCGTTGTGAAGTGCTACGCCCCAGGCGAAAAATGCTTCGGGGGATGAGAAGTCGGGGGGCATCTCGGCTAGGATTCGCTGATAGCCGTCTTTGCAATCGCACCGCTGAGGGATTAGGTACTGCCAGATATCGAGCCACTGAGGATCGCAGCCGCGATAGGAATGAAGCTTTGACCAAGCGAATTGGCCCTGCTTGATTGTTCGCTCGATCCGCTTCGCGTTGACTTGCTCCTGGCTGATCGTTGGCGGTGGATCGCCCTGCATCGTAATCGTGAAGGATCTAGGCTGTGCTGGCTTGCCTGGAGTAAACGGCGTTCCATCCATGTTGATGTTTAGGCTAGATTGATTGTCCACGATGGAGCCCCTGTGCAAATTGATTGTGAAGTTATGCCGCTGCAAGTCTGCGTAAGGCTGTGGCTGGTAATAACGGACGGGCCTTCGGAGTAATACTTGGGCTTACACTCTGGGGGGCAGCAAGGGCAGTCGTCAAACTCTCGGCAGCAATCGCCACTGCAATTTCCCTCGAAACAATCTGAGATATCTAAAAACGGCCTGATGTTTTCAAGCTGGTTTGGGCTTGCGTAACCACTGCATCCACACCCGCTATATCTAAGCTGACCGCTTTCGTCATTCGTAATTTCATTGCACCCTGAGCCAAGTCCATCTACCTCCCTAAAAGGCGTAGGGCAAACGTAGTCGAATCCGTTAGGCTCCAGCAATTCAGGGCATTCAAAAACCGGAGTCGGGTCGCCTGGGTTGCCGCAAATATCGCCGATCAGTGCCGCGCAAGCCGGAACGCTGCAAGGGTCATTGAAGCACCCCGTTCGGATGCTTGCAAAATCGAGGCTGCATTGCAAATCAGGAAAGCTAGTTGAAAACGGCAACTCGACAACCGACTCAAAGCAGTGGCAAGGAGGCGTGAACTCGCAAGGCCCTTGATAGACAGACGATGAATAATCTCTGATTTCTTGAGTTGGCCCAAATACGCAAACCGAACTCGCGTAGTTGTACGGCTCGTAGTCGCAACTCGACGCCTCGCACCCTGGAATATCTTCGTTTTCAAAATCAACATCTCCAGCGGGCATTTCTGCAAAATACTGCACCCTGTCAAAATAAAACGTAGCTGTTTGCTTGCAATTAACAGATGAAACATCGTTCGGATCGTTCGGTATATCTTCGCATGTTGGCGCAAGATCCGGATTGACATCGACAATATACCGATCGTCTACCTCAAAGCATGTCGTGTTAATCATTTCGACCGACTGATCTATCTTTGTGCTTCTGTGCTGAAAAATCATCGAAACCGCCTCGTAGACAAATCGAGACCGGATAACAATCTTGCATCCGCCCGTTTGGCCTTCGACGCCCTCGCAATCCACTTCCTCTTGGCTTATCCTAACGATGATATGCTTCGGTCTTCGCCAAAGCGCGAAAAACGCACTAGCTTTTCTTTCAAAGCTGGTTGTGGTTGTAGCAATGTGCTCCACGCTCTCCGGGCAGCAAAAATCCTCCGGCAGCGTCTCGCAACCGCCTGGACTGATTTCGTAACCTCTATAGTTTGGCGTCAATACCGCGTAGTGCTGTGTAACGCAATTTGAAGTCGAGGTTGAGTCGTAAAGCAAACCGCTACAGTTCTTGGTCCAACTCGGCGTAGTGTTCGGCGTGAATGTTTGCTGGTAGCAACAAGTGCCGCTCCAACCGCCGCCGGTGTAGCCGCTGATCGTAACGGTCGGCAAATCCTCGACCGCCAAGCATTCGCAAGTGCAACAGCATCGACCCATTCCGCCCATTTAGCACAACTCCACTGCAAGCCACTTGGCATCAACTGGAAACAGCAAGACGCTAGCCGCCGAAGCAATCGCCACGCCCGTTGGGTTCCATGCCGTATAGGTTATCGTCCCCGCTGTCCAATTGCCGCTCGCGGGTTGCTTGGCTGTCACGGTCCCGCTGCTATTCGCACCGATGCCGGATCCCGCCACCGCCAGCAATGGCGTTTCGCAAGCAATCACCTTAATAAGGTCGTCCTCTTGCTCGTCGTCACCGATGAAGGTAAAGAGGCATCCTTTTGAGAGGCTGAACGATGATTCAACCGGCCCCATTCGCGTTCCGGTCGTGTAGGTCGCCGAATCTTTTTTCGCTCGGAAGATCGGCCCCCATTGAGCCGTACCGAGCCCGTTTGCCGCTACCTCCGCTGGCCCATTGAGCAAAAATGGACCCATTACCGAAGCGGTGTAATCGATTGGCCGATCGACTTTGATAATCGACTGCCCGTCGATGGTTTCCATGCCGACCTTTTGGATGCAACCATAAGCCGGTATCGTTTCGGTCGATGCGTTGTAAAAGTAGATCGGGTCAGGGGTCGATTGCCGGATCTCGATCGGCTTTGCCGCCCTTTCGCGCTCCCAAGCGAACGAATTATCGCGAATCCGTTTTGCAAGGGTTGGACTGTAGTACCCGATATCCTTTTGAGCCACGTTTAGCCCCTAGTGTCTGCAAGTAAGGATACTTTGTAGATCGCCGGGGTTACTGCCGTTGCCGTCGCGGTGTCATTGCATGAAATCGACAGTCGGCATTCGAGCAATTGCCCTGGGTCGACGCTAGCCGCAGTGATCGTGAAGTCAAAATTGGCCGCTGTTAGGCTATTCATCGACTGGGCCGCCGTAGTCACCAAATCCGCTGTGGGTGTCCCGCTTGACCCTACCACGGCCTCTAAATCTATCGTGCAAGCCGTCGAGGCTAGGGTAGTCTCCATCGCTGCCCGGATGCGGACTTGAATCGTTTCGCCGTCATCGTAGTTCGGGGGAATTGGAATCGAGAAATACGCCCTGCGCGTTGTGGCCCCAAGGTTTTTACAATCCCCTGCTGTGATCCTCACCGGATTGGTCAACCAAGTGCCCGTAACTAGCCCTAGATCGTCGCTAGCTGCCGCTGCGGGCAGATTGCTTGCGACGGCATCCCATGTCTTAAACGCCTCAACAGGGACCACGTATTCAGCCAGGACTTTTTGCCCTAGCTTCGACGGCTCGATATTCGCGTTGCCTGCGATGTCGTTATTCGTCAGTGATCGATCGGGAATCTGGAGAATGACGCTGGTAATCGTGCTCATTTTTTTGGCCTTATGGTAGAAGTCCTAGTGCGTTGTAGCTGAGTGGTTCGTAAAGCTTTTTTTCCTGCCAAAACGCGGTTTGCTGCGCCGGGGGATCTACGTCTGGTAGTTGGAATCCTTGTTCGTCAAGTAGCACCGGCTTGGCTGTTGGTTCGCCCGCCCTGGTAGCCCGGACGATTGCCGTAGGCTGAACGCCGTTGACCGGAGGCCCTGGTAGCTGAACCCGCTTATAGTATCCTTCGTGCCGCGATCGCGAATACCAAGCTTTTTCCGGTGTGGTTCGATACGGGTATCGGAATTGAATTACCGCCGTAACTTGGTAGTAGCCGCCGAAGGGGGTTTCGGGAGACGCAACCGCTTTGGCTCGCAACTTTTGCATTTTTGCCGTACCCGCTGGCCACGTGAGGAAAGTATCGGAGTTGACCGAATGGCGGTATCGCCCCTGAACGTAGCTAGAGAAGGTCAGCATGTTTTTTTGAATCGTAACGGTCTGATCGGCGAATTTACGCCGAATGCCGTTGACGGGTTCGCCGTTAGCTGTCACCAAAGGATTGCCGTCGAAATCCTCATCGATTTCTAGCTCCTCTTCTACGTCATCAAAATCGATAATCGCCGGGGCTAGCAATGGGCTTTGTACGCCGTTGTTTTGATTACCCTGTGGCCCGCCGGATCCGAAGGATACTTCACCCTCATAGGGTACTGTGACGATCCAGTAGACCGGGCTTTGCCTCTTGGGGCTTGCCTGGACTGCGAATACGAAATCGAACCCGCCGCCAAACGATGATCCTGCCGCAGGGATTCCAGGTGCCTGCAAAACGTCGTTTAAGGAAGCGTCGGGAGTTGTGAATACTTGGTATACTTTTTGTAAACGCGCATCAGCCCGCCGGAAGTTGTCAGTAATGGAAATATCGCCGCCGAGCCCGCTCCACATAAGATCAACGCTGTAGATTTTGTCGTTGAGCATCTAGCGGATCTCCTGGAGCTGGAACTGTTCTTTCGGGGATTCCGTCGGGCTCTTTAGCGTCCCGTCAATGCTCGAAAGCAACTTGCTAGCCTCTGCCGTGTTCTTAACTAGCTTATCGATTGGGCTATCCGTTTGGCCTCGCACAAGCACCCGCGACTCAAAGGCGGTAAGCGATCGGATCTGATCTTGCAACGCACTAGCCGCCCCGGCTCTTGGCTTTAGATCGATGCCTATTTCTAGCTTCATTGCGTCCTGCAATGCCGCTAGCCGCTCCCGGATCTTCGAGTCAAAATCTTCGGTAAGCCCGCCGACCGATTCATCAAGAATGGCTTGCAAGCTTTTTTCGGTTTCGGTTACTGCACGCTCGCCAAAGGCTGGCATTTCCTTCAAGACATCCTCGAAGGTAAACCGCCCCGATAGAAGCTTTGCGTATGCGTCAACGAACCAATTGGCCCTAGCTAGCAAGCCGTCGAATACAAACACTACGTCGTTGTAGATCTTGTTAGCCGAAAGCAGTACAGACGCCGAAATCACTTCAAGCACATCCTCGAACCTGAACACCGCGATCTCTGCCGCTGTAAACCCAGTAACGAAAGCTTCGGCAATCGTTTTGCTTACGCCTTGCATCGTGTTTGCTAGGTCTCTGCCATGCTGAGCAAAATCATCCATCGCCGGAATCATCGAGCTTTGAATAAACTCAAAGGCAACCGCAAAGCCTCGATAGACAACATCTCGAACCGGGGCAAGCAAAGCCCCGAAAGCCTCGTAAAGATTGTGCGCCGCCACCTTTAGCGCGTCACTTGCTTCAGTTGCGTGCTTTGCCGAGTCGGTTTTATTCAACAGTCCCTTAGTAGCCAACTCACTGACCGCCGCTAGCCGTTCTTCCGCTGTGGCTAGTTCGTTGATATTCGGAATCAAGCCCTCGAACGCCCCAAAGTTGCCCTTTACCGCATCCTCGACCATTCGCATCGCAGAGGATAAATCTCGATCAAACACCCGCGATAACCCAAGAGCCGCTTCGGCCATGTCCTCAATATCCCCAACACCAGCACCGCGCCGCAATGCTTGGGCCATTTGATCCTGAATGCGTCCGGAGTCTACATTGGTCATTCGTTCAAGGCTATTGGCAACCTTAACCATTTCATCCGATGCCGCCTTTCCAGCCCCTGGGATAAGAGCGACGGTCTCGGCAAGCTTGATCGATGAGCGGTTAAGGTCGTCAAACGCTGCGACCGAAGACGATGCAAAGCCAACAATGGCCCTGCCCGCTTCGACGATTCCAATTACCGCTGCCGTCACCCCTGCCAATTGAGCTAGGCCACGAATCGAAAATTCGACTTGCTGCGCCGTTTGCGTCACTTCGGTCGAGAACTGACGCAACACCGCCGAAGCTTCGTTTTTTGCTCCAAGTGTTACTTCTACGTCAGCCATTTTTACGCCTCTGTTCTTCGATTCGGTTTACGTCTGCCTCAAGTGTATTTTGCACCGAAACAAACCAAGCGTCCTGATCGTAAATCCCGCCCGCCTCTGGCAAGACCCCTTTCGAGACCCAAGCCGCAAGGTTGGCCGCTGTACTGACTCGATGCCCTACGTAATCTTTCGGGCAATCGTTGATTTCAAAGTACCCTCGACCCTCGCAAGCATCGCACCCGGACTCGTCGCAACCTGGACAGGCTAGCATCAACGGAAGGTCGTTGCTTGGCTTGTTGTTGCATTGATTTCGAGTGCAAGTTTTGCATAGTTCGCCGCATCGGATAAATGCGGCTGCCCTTATTTTTTTTTATCACCTTCGCTTGCCGAATTGCCTCGCAAACAGCAACTTACAAGCTTTACCGCGTCGTTAACTTCAATCTCTTCGTCCCAATCGCTTATAGGCCTGTCGAGACTCCAACCGGTCAAACAAATCGAGACGGCTTCTCGAATCGCTGCCATCTGCTTCTTTGGTTCGGTCGATTCCCTGAAATCGCTGATGAGCCCCAAGACCTGTTCGGTCTTTCGGAACTTTAAGCGATTCAAGGTAAACTCGATGTCGCACCCGTCGATTTTGTCTGTGAATGTATTAGGCTGCATGGTTGAAAGCGATTGAGAATTCTTGGTCTGAGGTGTCTACGTTTTTGTTTGCTTGCCATTCGAGTTGATCGGTCATGATGCCGTTTCGCTCGCCCATTGGCTTGGCTACTAGCTGGGCCTTAGGGACAGTAAAGACAAGCGTTGAGGTCGTTGGTCCCGCGATTGTAAACGAAAGGCTTGCTTCGGTCCCGTCGCGGAATTGCCCGTAGCGGTTTTGGGTGGCGATCAACTTAGATTCTGGATTGCCCGTAATTCGCGGATTGCGATCCGTAATAACAAAGCTATCGACGCCCGCCGCCGAGGTTGAACATTCCCGAGCGGTAATCACGTTGCCTAGATCGATCGTTGCCGATTCAAGGCAGATATTCGTCGACGCCCAAGACGTAGCACCGCCTGCAACGCGAAGCGGTAGCGTGTTGACGTAGTTGATACTGCTTGGAATCGCCGCGTCTGCTTCGTCGTCGTAGACCCCTTGAAAGTCGAATTCGACCCGGCCCATTCGCCCGGTAGGCAGGATGAATCGAGCATTGCCGACAGCCCCGTAAATTCGCCGCCGGACCCCATCGAAGAAGCCCGCAATTGTGAGGGTCTTTACGCTGCTCCCCGATGCCGGAACTTCGGTTTTAGGGAAGTAGGTAGCCGTCGAGAGCACAACGCCGCAAGCCGGAAGGAAAGTGCTAGCCCATGCCGGAACTGCCGATCCGTCGTAGGCCAGATCTACCGAGAAGGTAGCCCGGCCAATTCTGGCCCCTGGAATCGAAGTCAAGCGACCAAAACCGCCTTGGCCTTGCCTTTCCTCGAAAGGGAACTCTGGGTTAATCATAAGGTCGTAAGCATTGACCGTGCAATCCGCTGCCGCAATCGTTTCGGCTGTGCCTACGGTCGATTCGATCTTAGCACCCAAAACGGTCTTTTTTCTAAGTAGCATATTTGTCCCTTCCGAGTATGTCGTTTGCGTCCTGTTTGGCTTCTTTGAGCTTGCGAACCATTATCGATTTAGCCTGAGCCGCCCCGCGATCGAAAGCATCCTTGACGCCCTCGATCTTGGTCGCTTGCAAGTCTCTTAGTTTCTGGATTGGGAATCGAGCCCGTCCGAGCCGCTTGTAAATGTTTTTGCCGAGCTTAGGAATCTTTGGCCCGAAAGCCCCATCGAAGACCATCGCCGGGGTACCTCGAACGAATTCAATCTCGACCCCTTCGACCGTTTGCCGTGCTTTGAATGCCCTAAGCGGTACGGTAAACGTGTCGTCGATTTTCAGTATCGATTCCTTGGCTAGTACGTTGTCGATTATCTTTTCGTCAACGCAAAAAGACCTAAGCTCCTCGACCCTTTCAACGGCCATCGCTGTAACGATTTCTCGCTGAGTTCGCCGCCTTACGTCCCTTGTCGCTTCGTCAATGCGATTACTAAAAGCCTTCTCTAGCCCATCGGCGTAGTTGATTACCCGCTCGGCAGCGAGCTTCGCTTTTTCTTCGTGTGCCTGGATGTCGATTATCATTGCGTCATCGCCTCACTGTCGGATCGTCTTCATCGACTCGATAGGTTACGATCAACTGCATGTTCGCCCCGTCGATACCGCCATCGGACGTAAAGTTGATCTTGGTCCCGAAGGTAGCAAACAAAGCGTTTCCGTCGAACGTGTGCCAGGAGCTAGCCGGGGTACAGATGCACTTGCGAACATCTGACCCAAATTGATTTAGTAGCGTGTCGATTGCGTCTTGGCTTCGCTCTGAGGGCATCAAAACCAGGCGGATATTGAACTGTTGAGCCAACGCAACCGCCGGAGGATTGCCCGGACAAGATAACTCGGGGACTTCGTTTTGAACTCCCTGGGTTATGATGATCTGGCGATCGATCGGCGTGTAGTTGGCAAATCGAGTAGGTCGCTTTACCTCTTGAACATCGGTTGGGTATGTAGTCGAATCGCCAACCATAGCCGATAGCCTGGTTTCTAATTCGACCGCGATTAACTCGATGATTGCTAGCGACACTCTAAAACCAACATCCCTTCATCATGCTCAACAAGCCGAACAATAGACCGCCGCTCCGCTGGTTCGCCAACTCGGGGAGATAGTCCAATCTGATCCCCGCCGAGGTCTAGCTCTTTGCTCTCTATGCCTTCCGATTCATCATTCGAGACGTAGACCGTAAACCGTGGGGTCACTAGGTCTGACGCCTCTGGAAGTTGCAAGGAATCGTCTCGCACAACCACCGCGTCAATCTTCCTCGACCGACCGTTTCTTTTGTAGTAAACGACCGATTCGGCGAAGTCTTGCGGGTTGGCGAAAACCTTCTTGGCATCCTCGATGATGGTATCGTGCAAGCTCATCGATTAGGCTCGCTTGCAAGTCACCTTAAAGTAGTCGACAACAACCGAATCGACGTTGGCGCTAGACGATTTTTGCAACTGAACAAGCGGTTGCAATCCCGAGGAATAGCCGCTCATATCGAAGGTGGTTGTCGCGCCGACTCGCTGGCCGTCGATGTAGAACTTAACATCGCTCTTGCCGCCGGTGAAGTCGATCACGAATTCCTTGTACGTGGTCCCAAGGGTCACGCCGCTGGAAATGTCATCGTTGTCGCGGACCCCGTCGTCGGTCTCAAGGTAAACAAGCGTTGTGCTGCTTGCGCCCTCCATGCGAAACCAAGCATTGGCTGCAACGTCGTTGGCGGTATCGTTTCGAGCCGAGCCAAGACCGAAGCAAAGGATTGAACCGCTCGTGAAGGTAGCTGCTCCGATCTTCACCCGCATCTCAAGACGCTGAATCAGGTCGATGTCGAAGTCCAGCGCATCGTTGAAGTGCAAGCAAACATTCTCGACTTCGCTGGTGGATGCAAGCGTTAGGGTCGCTTCGCTAGTCCCTTTGGAGTAGGTCGGAGCCCCGGAGGATGATGTGTCATCAACAAGCCAAGCGGTTGCCGGGTCTGCCGAAGTTGGGAACGTTGCTACCGCCCCGTTGAAATCATCGTAAAAAATTTGAAAGTCACGCATGTCGCCCATGTTCTTATGTTCCTGTTTTGTGAATTTTGTTGCCGTCCCAAAAAGCCCCCAAGCAATCGCCCAGGGGCTAGAAATCAATCGACACTACGCACGGTTTGCGAAAACGCCTCGATGCTCGATAGCGGCCGCTGCGAACGACTGGCGCACCGTGTAGATGTACGAATCGTTTCGGATGTTGTAATCGCTTTCGAGCACCGGCGATTCTTCGCCACTCAAGAAGCTGATTTCAACCGTGTCGATGAGGCTGTTGTCGGCGATTGCGTACCAGTTGGTCGAGCTATTGGCATCCAAGTATGGACTTGCAACAACTCGCAACTGCCGAGCACCGCCGCGACCGTAAAGGTTCGAGACGCCGCTATTCTTCTCGCTCTCGACCGATGCCGTCGAATTGACAAGCTCCAATGCCGTCCCGGCGTAGGCCAAAGGCACCAAGAGGATCGACGGGGTAAGCCCGAGGAAAACGTCGCTAGACAATCCCTTTTGCTTGCCCATTACCTCAAAGGCTTTGTCGAGGGTCGCTTTGGCCGGAGCCCCAGCACCGCCCGAAAGGTTAGTTCCGGATGCGTGCGATGCCGAGAAAAGAGCCACGCCGTCGGGCATCAACGGATTCGACAGGAAAACATCGTAGATCGCCTTTTCTTGCGTCCTACGAGCCGCCGAGCCGTGCATCGCTGGAATGCGAGACAAGGCATCAA